TGGATGAGTCTATTGAGTCTAAAGGTCTTTGGACTAAAGAGTTCTCCGGTACTGGAGTAAAAACCAGTAGGAAGAAACGGAAGAGAAATCCTAAAGATAAGAAATTATCCATGGATTCCAAATCTGAATCGACTGTCTTCATTAATTTGAAGACCCCGAGTTTCATTAACCCTCAGACATCTAAGATAGTTAGGCCCATCTGCGTCAATCGGCTTACCGGTCTTAGTGATAAGAAAGGTAAGACGAGAGTCGTCTGTATTGCAAATATTGTTTTGCAATCTTTTCTCAAGCCTGTTCATGATCACCTGTTTCATCTCTTACGTAAGTTAGAGACTGACGGTACACATGACCAGGAGGCGCAAGCACAACGTGTTTCAAGAGCCACTAAACTTGGTAAGTTTTGTGAGTCTATCGACATGAAGTCTTGTACTGACAGGTTCCCTGCATTATTTCAATGTTGGGCCTTGTCAAGCCTAGGTATCTTGAGTAAAGCGCAAGCTCTGCTCTGGTATATCTCTTTATGCTGTACTCCTATTTTGTACTGGGATGAAACCCTTTCCAAATGGGATACACTGTATTACCGGGTTGGTCAACCTATGGGTTGTTTGAGCTCATGAGCCGTAATGGCCATGTCTCATCACTTGTTGGTTCACTGAGCCTTCTTGTCTGCTTATCCCTCTGGGGGTAAGTTTACAGATTACGCTATCATCGGAGACGATGTTGTAATTTGAGACAAGAAGGTTGCTCTTTGTTACAAAGAAATCTTATCCCTTTTGGGAATAGAAATCAGTGTATCAAAAAGCTACCGGGATTATGGGTTAGCTGAATTCGCTAAAGGTTATTACCGTAATGGTCATAATCTTAAGCCTATCTCTCCTGACCTATTGCTCTGGAGCAATCTAGAGGGTACAGGAAAATTAGTGGGATTAATTGAAGAGTTAAAGTTTAAAAGCTTCTTTCTCGACGAATCCGTTCTTCACTCACTTTACCCCGTGAGTGATGTCGAATTTTCCACGATTTTAACATTACTGAGAAAAGATCAATGGTTGTTTGACTCACCGAAAGTGGGCCATCCAGACCTTTGATACCGTTTGGCAGTCATCAGAATCAACTCGGGATTACGTTCCTTGAAACCGGAGCGTATCCATACTCTTACGAGTAAGTGAGTTGTCCAAAACCGAGTGGTGTACGGAGGAGAAAACTTTACTTCTCCATACATTACCGCGGGTATTCAAAACTCAAATTGAATGCCTCCGATAATTATTCCTAGTGAGGAAGAAACTAATTCCTCGTTAGAAATATTACTTGGTGATGACTTTATAGCCTGGGACCCTGTCTGCTGACCAGTAGGAATATCTAACCTACTGGATAAAGCCTTAAATGTAGGCCTGTCTTATACTGACCTTGAGATGGTTACTTCTGCTTCCGAAAGGAAACCTAAGTATAAAATCTCTCGGTCATTTAAGAGCCTACGTAAAATTGATTTCTGTGTATACAATTTTGTTGGTCGTAACCTTTACTCGTTGTATCCTGCATTTATAATGCCGGACGACGCGAATTGGAAACTTCCAATAAAAAGTATTCAGAAGTAGTAGG